ACTCTTGGCTGGCCAAGTCCTGCCCGAACCGCTGGATGCCGCGCAGCGTGCCGCCTGACAGCAGATTGCCGCGCGCTGCCGCGCTGCGCTCCAGCGCACGCATACCTTCAGACTGGCGGAAGGCGTAGCCGGGGTCTTGCTCAAACTGCTCTGTGCCAAACGGCTTGGCCAGACTGCCGTAGCCTTCCGCCGACGCATCCCCGCCGATCCCCAGCAACTGCATGATCTGGTCTTGGGCGGTCATTCCCGCCTGGCGGAACGGCTCTTGCAACGCGATCTGGCGCTCCAGCATCCGTTCGTTTGCTGACTGCGCGTCACGCGCCGCCTGTTCCTGCGCCTGCGCGGCCTTCTTGGCGCCGCGCCCTGCGACAGCGCCGCCGGCTATAGATGTTGCTGCACCGATACCGGCTGCAATAAGTGCGGGAGGCATGGTTATAACTCCATCTTGTACACGTCGTAGGCAGACCCTAGCGTGTATAACATCTCATATGTGGGCTTCATACCCCCACGGCGGGCGAACAGCGACACAAACTTGGCGGTAGGCGCGATCCGCGCCCACAGCATCTTGGCCCCGTTTGCTTTGGCGTAGTCCAGCATCGCCTGACGGGCCTTCGACGCCCACTTACCGCGGCCTTCGCGGGCGATGAAGACGTGGACTTCGTAGACGCCCGGCGCGCTCCAGACCAAGACAAAGCCGCCGTGTTCGCCCATCAAGAACCAGTTGTTCGTGTCGGCGACGGCGTCCTCAAAATCCAGTTCGCCCAGTTCTGCCGGGCCGACAAACGGACGCACGTCGGGACGGTTCGCCGCAGCGTTGATAGCGTCTACGTCGAAGCTGCGCTCCAGCATCAGCTAATCTCACGTCCTGACGCGCGGATGTTGATCGTCAGCGCAGCAGACGCCAGCGTGGAGATAAAGCCGTTCGGGTTCAGAACGTGGCCGACCAGTTCGGGGAACGTGTACGTTTCCGCCGGCTGAAGCGTCTTGGTCTTCACGATCAGGTTCTGCGTGCTGGCCGCTGTTGCCGCCGTCACTAGGTTGACGCTGATCGAGGCGGCGACGGCGCCGTAGTTGGTGGCCGTGAACTTGTCGATGATCGTGGTGACGTTGGTCGCGGTGTACTGCGTGGACTGAAAATCTTCAGCGACCTTGGCCGGGATCAGGACTTTGGCGGTGACAGACATGGTTTACCCTTACACTGCTTCGGCGGTCAGATAGATGTCTGCCGAATAAATGGTGGTGGTGCCGATCCGCCGGATGCCGACGTTCAGTTCCGCAGACAGGACGCCGGTGGTGCTAACCAGCCAAGTGCGTGTCGAAGTCATCGGCAACCAAGTGTCAGTCGCCGAACTGCCGCCGCTCAGTGAGCCGCTCACCAGACTGGCGTACACTTCGTAGTTGGCTGTTTGCGACGCCGGGACGCACCAGTCGTACAGCCGCGTGGCCAGACCGCTGTTGACAATCTGATTCGCAACGCCGCCAGTGGTGAGTTGGTACTGCGCGTCGGCGGTGGCGCCGGGGTTGAAGCCAAAGATTGACGCAGTATCGACCGTGATGGTCACAGCCGACGCCGCGCCGCCCGACGTACCCAACAGGGACAGCACTGCACCGCTCATCAGGTCAGCCCCGCGCCGGTGATGACCCAAGTGGTCGCGGCGACCTTGACGCACGTCGCCAAGCCGTAGTTGGCCAGCGTCCGCGCACCGACGTTGGTCGTGCCAGCCTGGCGCAACACATCAGGCGATTGAATGTTGATGCCGCGGCTGGTGCTGCCGTTGTTGTTGAAGATAACAATCGTTGCGCCAATCGGGAACCCTGCGTTGGTGTTGTTTGGGATCGTGATGTCGCCGGTCGTAATCGAGATGTGCTTGCCGTTGTCCGCCAGCGCCAATTGGTACGCCGCCGTCTGGGCGTTTTGCGGCGCACCACGGTAGCCGATGCTGTCGGTGCCGACCGTGCCGGTGGCAACAATCGCCACGTCCTGCTCCAGCGACGTGATGTCGGTGTTGGCCCCAGATGCTGCCGCGCTAAGGTTCGTGCGTGCTGCTGCGGCTGTGGTAGCGCCCGTGCCGCCGTTGGCGACCGCAACAGTGCCGGTGACGTTGGCTGCGGTGCCGGTGGTGTTGCCGTTGAACGTCACGCCCGACCCGATAGTGCCGCCGGTGATGTTCACGGCGTTGGCGTTCTGCGACGCCATCGAACCGGAGATGACGATGTTGTCCACCGTCCAGATCGTAGCGTCAGCCGAATCCTTTAGCACAACCTTGTACGACACGCCGTTGCTGTACCAGATGTCGGCTTCGCCCCGCGCGTTCAGGATCACCGGGTTGGCGTTCGGTGTCGTGCCGCCGCTGGTGGTGTAGGTGGCCAGCGGCGTGGTCGTGCCAGCGGCGTAGGTGAAGACCTTGCCGCCAACGAGCGGCGCACCGGAGGCGTCCAGAAACTGCGTCTTGGGGGGAGGGGAGAGGACGGCCATATCAGTAATTTCCCTCTGAACTGATGTTGTTGGTCACGGTGAGGATGACCGAAGGAACGGCGGGATAGAACCCAGAAGCGGCAAATGTCTGCAAACGAACACCCGTGTTATCGGCGGCCCACATCAGTTCAAAATAGTCGCCTTGGTTCATTTCTAGCAAAAAATTCCACGCCGCAACAGCCTCAGTGTTATTGCCTTGGATGCGGATAGCGGTGGCGCTGTCGGGTACATCAACGCCGTTTTTGCGAAGCCAAATCCAAGCGCGGTGTGCGCCGCCACCGGAAGTGTTAACTATCTGCGCGGAAAACTGGATGTTGTAGATGTTCAGCGTGTCGGCGTAGATGCGCGACGTTGGCGTGCCGCGGGTAATGCCTTGGCTAAACTGCGTGTTGTTGAACGTCATCGCATACGGCGTGTTGATGACCGCTGCCGTCTGCGTGGTGGTATCGTAGAACGAACCGTAACGGTGGCGGATCAACTGCGGCGTGTACGGCGGGGCCACCGACAGGTTCTGGATTTCGGTCTGCAAGACCGCTGCCAGCGACGCAGCGTCGCCGTCAGGGCCGATCTGCAAGTCTTCCAGCGTTATGTCGTTCTGGCCGCCACCGGTCAGACGAAACATATTCACGAAGAAGCGATACCATTCACGGTTGATCATTCCCGTGGCTGGTTCGACCAACTGGACACGCGGCGGCGTGATGTTGGTGATGTTGGCGCTACTAGCCATTGGTGCCGCTTATCATCAGTTCGGCGTCGATGATGACCAGCTTGACCGGGTCGGTGCCAGACACCTCATACACGCGGTCGCGCAGCTTCATCGTCATGCCCAGGCGGCGCCAGATGGCGCGCTGGCCATACGCGCCGATACGGCCAATCGACACCCAGTGTTCGTTCGACCATGTGTGACCGCCATCGTCCGACCAACGCAGCATAGCCTGCGGGTCTGCGCCCTGCACGACCGGCGCGGTGGTCGGCTGGTCGTACAGTTGGTCGGTGAAGTCGAGCGACAGCGAGTAGTCGGGCAACGTCTGCGTGTCGCCAAAGGCGACGCCGTCAAGCCCAGTGCCAGACTCAAACATGATCTGAAGGCCGTGCTGCGCCGTGCGCTTCAGGTTGTTCTGGCCAGTCGGCAGCGCCCGCCACGACCGCAGCCACTTCTGCGGCGTGCCGTTGTCGGCGTAGGTCGTCAGGTCAAAGGTGTAGATGTTGGCGTTCTGGTAATCGCCGATCACGATGTTGCCGAGGAAGTTGCACTGGTTGTTGCCGCGGTGGCGGGAGAACAGGCCGTTGTCGAAATACGCCCGCTCATGCCAAGCGCCGGTGGCGACATCCAGAACCCACGTCGGGTTGCCGGTCGGGAAGTTCAGGACGTAGAAGGCGTGGCCGTCTTGCTGGTAGGTGTACGCCACCGCGTCCGACATATTGGGGTACTGCTGGATTTGCCATTCGACGGCGTGCGTAGACACGCGCTGACCGACGTAGCCAGACGCGCGGTAGACGATGCCCTGCCCGCGGGCGTCGCAGCCCAGCCAGAACACGCTGTTGTCCAGCTTGGCGATGGAATACGGCGCAACGCAGCCGATCTCGTTGAACGCGCCTTGGATGCGGGCCAGCGGAAAGTCCGCGCCGCCGGCGTTGTACCAGACTTCGGTGCTGTCGGTGCCAAACACCCACACTTCGCGGTGATCGACGATCAGGCCGACCACGCCGTCTGGCGATCCTTCGGCGCTGACGAAGTCCAGCGGGTCGATCTGCGTGCCGTCCAGCAGGCTGGTGACGTACAGGCGCTGGCTGT